AGGTGGTGATTTACAAAGATGGGAAATTCTAGGACAATTATTAAATAATAAATCTCCTAGTTTTATACCTAGGAATGATCGTAGTTTTATGGGTAATAATGAAGATGAATCTATAAAAGGACTTAACACTTTATTTGGTTCTACACCATTAATACTTAATAATAAGGTTGTTGGTTATAAATTTGATTCTACTCCTGCTAGTGATGCAGTAGCAGGTTATCAAAATCCTAATATGGTTTCTACAATAGATAATGAGGGTTCTACTAGATATAATTATTCTTTGTTAAGAGATTATAATGATTTAGATACTTGGCAAAAACTTACTCAAAATATAGATGAAAATAATATGTATGTTCCTGCTGAAAATGCTGAACAACTTCCAGGATGGACTAACAAAGACATAGATTTATATAGCCATAAAGGTAATAGTCTTGGTAGTAATATTGTAAAAGGTTTAGGGGCTGTTTTAAGTTTTACTCCTCTTGCTCCTTTAGGATTAGCAATGTCCACATTAGCTTCTCTACAATCTGGTAATCATCTTGGTGGTATACTAAGTGCTATAGTAGGTGGAAGTGGTGGTCTTGGTGCTGCTGGTAATGCTTTAGGAAAGGCCACAGGACTAGGTTCACAAGTTGGTGGTTATATTGCTAAAGGTGGCCTAGGTGCACTATCAGCACTAGCTGGTGGTGCTAATGGTTCTAGTGCCCTTCTAAGTGGTCTTGGATCAGGTCTTGGTGCTTGGGGGGGAAATGAAGCTTCCTCTGCTTTTGGAGATATACTAGGAAATACAGGCTCAAAGATCTTTGGTGACAGTGTTAGCGGTTCTATACAAAGTTTATTTAATAAATCTAATCCTGTATCAGGTGCAGTAACTGGTGGTTTATCTTCTGGTCTTGGTTCTTTCCTTAGTTCTATGATAAATACAGGAGAGAATATGGATACAAAGAGACAAAAACCTTATGATGCGTTAGGTAAAACTATAGTCAATCTTGCTAATTACCAAAGAATGAGGAAACGATAATGGCACAAAGAACTCAATCTGGACTCTTACAAAAGGTTAAATTACCTTTGTTTGGTGCTTATTCTAATAGAGGAACTAATCCTGATAAGGATCAACGATTTGTTAATTTCTTTCCTGAATCTAGAAAAGTAGAACAAACTGATCAAACAAGAGTTGCATTGGTTTATAGACCTGGAATTAAAGCATACAAACAGTTTGCTTCCTATGGTGATGTTGGTCGTGGTGTTACTTATTTTAATGGTAAGATGTATGCTGCATGGGGTTCTGACATCTATGAAGACAACCCTTTTGGTGGAGGTGGAACCCCTACTTCTGTTATAACAATGAGTACATCAACAGGTAAGGTAGGTTTTATTTTAGGTAACTCTTCTACTCTTGGAGATTATTTATTTATCTGTGATGGTGTTGATGGTTGGTATATAGATTCTGCTGGTGCTGTTACACATGTAGTTGATCCAGATTTTCCAACACCTCACATACCTACTCCTATATTTCTTGATGGTTATATTTGTATAGCTAAAGGTTCTGATATATATTCATGTGATCTTGATACACCATCAAGTTGGAATGCTAGTAATTTTGTTTCTGCTGAAAGTTTCCCTGATGCTATAGTAGCATTAGCTAGACAAAATAATCAAATAGTAGCTTTTGGTTCTAATTCTACTGAGTTCTTTTATGATGCTGCTAATTCTAGTGGATCTCCTTTTAATAGAAATGAATCTGCTATTATACAAACAGGTTGTGCAGCTAATCATGTTATTTATCAGAATGAAAGATACTGTGCTTTTATAGGACAATCAGATTCTGGTGGTAGAGCAGTCTGGTTTATTGAAGGATTCCAACCTAAAAAAGTATCTGATGAATTTATAGAACGTATTATAGATTCTGAAACTGACTTAGCAAACTGTTCTGGATATGGTGTTAGAGTAGTAGGACATATGTTTTATGTAATCAATCTTAAAGATGCTAATAGAACTTTTGTTTATGATGTAGATGAAAAGTTATGGCATGAATGGAGTTCTAGGATACCTAGTTCTGAACCAACAGGTACTGGTACTCCTCCTGCTTCTACAGTTGGTTTTTTCCAATATGACCATGCTACAGATTGTGATACAGGAGCAGCATATTTACAGCATACTAATAGTGGCTACATGCTTTACTTTGATCCTAGTGAATCTAATTATGTTGATGAATATAATAACTTAACTCCCAATAAAGATACCTATGGTATAGAAGGTATTGTAAGAACTAATAGATATGATATGGATACTATGAATAGAAAGAGATTACATTCTTTTAGACTATTCTCAGATCGACAACCTACATCTGGTACAGCTATATCTATGACATACACAGATGATGATTATCAATCTAATTCTTCTACAATTTCTATAGAATTAACAGAAGACATGCCAGCTTGTTATCAATTAGGTTCTTTTAGACGAAGAGCTTTTACTTTAACTTATGAAGATAATACACCTATGCGATTAGAAGCAATAGAATTATGTTATACTGAGGGAATTTCTTAATGGCTGCTAATGCATTACCACCACCTCCTATTCAAGATAAACCAGGTTCTTTTACTTGGCTTGAATGGTATAGACAATTAAGAGCTTATGTATCTACATCCGGTTCTATACCTTGGTATATAATTAACTTTGCAGGATCTAATATAACTGATATTGCATTAAGAGATCATGCTAATTTACAGAATCTACAAGGTGGTACAGCAGGAGAACATTATCATTTAACTGCTGCACAAATAGCAGCAATTACATCAAATTTACATAATAGTCTATCTGGTTTACAAGGTGGTACGGCTGGAGAATATTATCATTTAACTGCTGCACAAATAGCAGCATTGGGAGTACATAATAGTTTAACAGGTCTTCAAGGTGGTACAACTAATGAATATTATCATGTAACAAATACTGAATATACAGCTTTAACAGGATCTACACAAGGTACTTGGACACCAACTTTTACTAGTTTAACTGTTGTTAACGGTACTGGTGGTGCTACATATTCAGGTAGATATTCTCGTATAGGTCGTACAGTATTTTATACAATAAAAATTGTTTGTACTGGTACAGCTACTACTGCTAGTGTAGCAGGAACTACTTACTGTACTTTACCTATAGCTGCAACACAAGATGACACTGTAGACGTTGCTAACGCTACTACACGCCTATCAGTAGGCAGCGGTTACTTAGATTCAACAAATGATAGATGTTATCCTGCAACTTGGACAACTACAGGTAACACAATAATTATTTCAGGAAAGTATGAGGTTTAAATATGTATGATGATACTGGTAGTGACTATCAAGATCCAGAGACTAGGAATTGGGGAGGAACCTCTCAACTAAGTCCTAGTGATACAATAACACAATATGATGAAACTACTCCAGATATAGGACAACCTTTTAACTTTGGTCAAAAACAAACTGACTATGGTAATCTTGATGGTATCAATTCTTTGTTCTCTATGAACAATGGTTTCGGTGGTCAGCAAACTGATTATAACTTTCCAGGTTATGCTGATTATAAAGGTATGGAATTACCTCAAGGTCAAGATGGAAATACTTCTTGGGGAGATACATTAACTAAAATGCTTGGTGGTCTTGGTGGTTTATTTGCACCACAAAATCAAGGACAACGTGGTGGTCAGCAATCTGGAGGTCTTGGTTCTATTATTAGTGCATTGCTAACTGGTAGGCAGAATATGCAGAATGCACAACAATCTAGAAATATAATTAACCAACAACAAGCTTCAACAGATCCCTTTGCATCACAAAGACCTTTTTATCAACAACAATTACAGCAGTCTATAACTAATCCTTATAGCTCTCCTATTGTTGCTGATCAAGTTAATGCTCTTAAACGTGCTCAGGATATAAAAAATGCTGCTGCTGGTCGTCGTAGTAATAGTGCTACTACTGATCCTGAGTTACTTAAAGCAATGGCTCAGGTAGCACAGACTCATCAGAATAGTTTATACCAACCTGCTGGTGCTAACTTTAGACCAGATATGCAAGGTTACAAAGAATTACTTGCTGCTAACCAACAACAGATTAATGGTTATATTAGTCCCTTGTTATCAGCCCTTGGATTTACACAACAACAAAATAATAATTCTGCTAACATGGAATCCACTTTAGGTAATCTTGTTAAAGTCTTACAAAATATGCAGGGACAATCATAATGGCTTTTAATCCTATTGAAACTGATTACAGACCTAACTTTGGTTTAGGTGCTTATTATCAAGGTATTAATGCTGCTAATGCAAAGCAATTAACAGAAGAGGATATTCTAAAAGCTTTTCTTGCTAATCAAAAAGAACAGAATGAACAACCTCTTGATCTTATGATTAAGCAATGGCAAGCTGCTCATGCACAGGATCAACTTAATTCTCCTGAGTATAGACAGTCTATGCTTGATGGTTATATGGGACAAATGAAAACTCAGATAGCTAATGGTAAAAAGGCTACTGAAACTATAGATAGTGAGATCCCTACTATTAATCAAGAGAATAAAAATAAGTTTGAAGTTGCTAAATTACTTGAACAATTTAGAAATAGTCAATTAGGTCAAAATCAACCTACAAGTTCTTATGAACAACCTACCCCTTTGCAGGGAGATAATGGAAAGATGGGTTTTAACTTTGGATCTGCTAGTAATGCTCTACAGAATCCAGATTTGACATCACAACAAAGACAACTTATAATGCAAGATGCAGCAAAACGTGGGGAGAATGTTTTATCTACGTTTAAACAATCTGGTCTTGAGAATGCTCTTGTTAATGATCCTGAACATTTAAAAGCTATGGATAAAATAAGAGCAATGGGTGAGAATCAACAAAATGTTGCAGACACTCGTGGTCAATATCTATTACAAGCTGCTTTAGCTAGATTACAAAAACCTGGTGAGAAACCTTTAACAAGGTCTCAAGGGGAACAGAGAGCATTTGCTATTATAAGTGGTTTAGAAAAAGGTGATATAGAAGCTGCACGCATTTATATGAGGGAGTCTGATAATTCTGCACTTAGTAGAAATCCTGCTGCTTATAATGGTAATCAGCTTAGTCTTCCTGCTACACAACAAGCTGGTGGTCAAATACAAAATGCTCCTAGTGCTATGGAACAAGCTGGTTTATTAACTGGTGATAGTACTCGTCGAAATGAAGCTTTAAGAAATAGAACGACTTCAGGAAATAAATTTACTATAGAAAAAACACCTTAATATAAGGATTAATAAATGGGCTATAAAGTAACCTTTGAATCTGGTCATGTTGTAAATTTTGAGAATGAACCAACATATGCGGATATAAATGAAGCAGAAAAACAATTAGGTATATCTAAAAGTACTTCTCTTGTTGATAGAATTCCTGGATTAGCACCAGAGGTTAAACAACCTCCAGAAGATACTAGTCCTATGGGTGTTATTTCTAATGTAGGCAAAGCTTTAGCTTCTATGCCTGAAACTGTTGCGTCTGTCGGATCTGGATTACTTGCTGGTGCTGTAGGTGGAGCATTAGGTGGTTATAATTCTATTGTAACTGGTAATAATCCTTTACAGGCTGAGAAAGCTTTTAGTGCTGGTATGGAACAATTTACATATCAACCAAGGACAGATCAAGGTAAGGAAGATACCCAAGCTGTTAATAAAGCTTTAATGGAAGTTGGATTACCTCTAGCTGGACATACTGGTGGTTTCCATGTTCCTCTTAAACCTCTACGTGATATTAAACCTAAGGTAGAGATTCCTCCAGAAGTTTCACCAGATATTAAGAAAACATTACTTGCTTCTGCTGTTAAGAATGTAGAAAATAAACTCAATCTTGTTAAACAAAAAGAACAAGAACTTATGGGATTTGAAAATCTCTCTCCAGATTTACAGAAAGAACAAGAATTCTTATATCAACAGAGATTAAAACTAGAAGCTGATCTTGAACATCTTAATAGTATTATGGGTGTCACTAAAGAAAAACCTTCTTTCACAAATAGAGAAGAT